CTGCAGTCCTCGCAGGCATCCATGAGGTGGGTCTCCGTTCCGTGGGGTCACTTGCGGCGAAGGCGGGGGAGCAGCAGGGCGGGGATCGCGAGGCGCATGGGGCAGACCTCGTAGGCGCGGTACTTGTCGCGGGCGCTGTTGCGGCGGATCCAGCCGCGCTCGAGGAGCACGGTGAGCGCGACGGCGACCTGGCCGTGGGAGAGCTGGGTCTCGGTGACCAGGCCGTCGAGGAGCGGCTGACGGGATCCGGGGATCTTGCCGGTGTCGTAGGCGGCGTGGGTGGCGAGGGTGAGGGCGACCAGGCGGTGGTGCGGGATGAGTGAGGAGCGGCGGATGCCGCGCTCCCAGATCAGCCGGAACGGCTCATCCGGGAGTTCGACGGTGCGCTCGGCGAGGGCCTGATCCGCGGCCCGGTTGGCCAGGAGGAGGGGTGTCGGGCGTGCTGGTGCTGTTGTCATGGGGCTGCTCCTGGTCCTCGTTGTCGGTCTGGTTGAGGTAGTTGCCGGGCGGCCAGCCGGGCCCGGGCGGGATCTCCGGCAGGCCGCGCAGCGCGCGAGGGGTGTGGAGGGTGCAGCGCCAGCCGCAGGGGAAGGGCCAGTTGTGGACGCCGTGCGGCAACGTGGGGTAGTCGCACGGCTGTCGGCGGCGCGTGTTCATGCCGTGGCCGGGGTGCCGCAGGCCTCGCGGATGAGGACGCCGTCCTTGTCGGGGACGTGGATGGTGTGCATGTGGCCGCAGCGGAGGGCGTGGCACGGCAGGTAGGCGGCGTCCGGGTGGGCGAGCAGCTGCACGAGCTCCTCGCGGCGCCGGTCGGTCCGCACGGTGGCGACGGTCCGCCGGACGGCGCCGCACACGCAGCGCCAGGCGGCGATCGTCAGGAGCGCGGCGCCCACGCACATGCCGATCCCGCCGACGAAGAGCGCGACCAGGAGGAGGAACGCGAGGGTGTCAGGCACGGCCGGCCTCCCCGGCGGTCTCGATGGCGCGGACCTCGCCGAGGGCCTGGCCGTACGCGGCGCACGCCCCGGCGCAGTACCAGCGGGCCGGTTCGCGGGAGCCGTCGACAGCGACGACCACCAGGTGGGCCGACGCCTGCGGAAGGTAGGCCGGGCGGCCGCAGGCTTCGTCCGGACAGTCGCGGCCGGTCGGCCGCGGTCGCGGGGCCGACGGAGTGCCGACCTTCCCGCGGTTCCACGACTGCTGCGCGGCACTCGCCCGCCGGGTCTGGTTGTAGCTGCGCTTCTGCTCACGGTTCGCCGCGCGGCACCGCCCGCAGTACGGCACGCCCTTGGCGTGGTGCTGCCGGTAGCCCTTCGGCGTGCCGTGGTCGATGCCGTCCCCCTGCTCGGGGCCGGCGGCCGGGGCGGTGCTCGCCCCGGCCCGCACGGTGGTCGTCATCGGGCATCGCCACCTTCGGTGATCTCGGTCCACGCGTGGGGCCAGTCGTCGGCCGGCTCGGCGTACGGCCGCCACGCAGTCGTCTCGCCCTTGCGGACCCAGCCGAAGGCGAACGGCTCGCCGGTGGCCGGGTGGGTGGTGGTGCACGCCACGCGGAAGACGGTCAGTAGCTCGGGGGCGGTGAAGCCACCGGCCTCGTAGGCGTACGTCCGGCCCGGCTGGAAGAAGTCGGGAGTGGACCGCTCCTCGCTCGCCTCGTCGGCCATGCGGCGCAACAGCTCGGCGGCGTCGCCACGTCCGGGGTCGCACTCGTAGTCCTGCGGCAGGGCGTTGACCGCGGCGGCGGCCTCGCGCAGCACCTCGGCGCGGTAGGCGGCGAGGAACTGCTCAGCACCTTCATGGGAGATCGAGCTCGGGTAGTCCGCGAGCAGCTCGTTCAGGTCGTCGCGGGCGCTCACAGGGCACCGCCGAGGAAGTCGCGGCGCCGCTGCGCCTGCAGCTCGTCGTCGGCGGCGAGCTCGGCCTCACGGGCGGCGTCGACTCCGGCGAAGAACCTGCTGGCCATGTGCCGGAAGGCGGTGCCCGGGCTGGCGGCGGCCGGCGGCGTCTCGCCGTCCCAGTCGGCGGTGGGCGGGATGTCGATCACAGGGTGCCTCCGAGGATCAGGAGCAGGGCGGCGAGGGTGACGGGCAGACGGGTCCACCACGCCCGCAGCCAGGCGGGCGTCAGGTGGTCGGCGGCGGCCCAGCGGAGACTGGGCGGGAAGGTGGCGAAGAACAGGACCGTGGACGCGGCGAGCCACTCGAGCTCGCTCACCACTCGGCGTCCGGGTCGAAGGTGTGCTCGGCGGTCAGGGTGGTGACCGTGTAGAGGGTGTGCCGCGTCTCGCTGCCGATGCGGACGTCCAGCTCGGCAACGGCCGTGTCGTCCTCGTCCACCGCCCACTCGAAGAACAGGGCCTCGCGCGGGTACTCGTCGCTGACCACACCTTCGGCGTGCGCGCGGGCTGCGGCCTCGTTCGAGTACAGGCCGCACGGCATGTTGCCGTCGTAGTCGACGCGGTACACCAGCAGCGGCGCCACGGGAGCCACCGGGCCGGCGGGCACCGGGAGGGCGCCCATCGTCGCCACGGCTGCCGCGAGCGGAGTGGACTCGCCCACGGGCGGCTGGATGCCGTCGTGGATGTCCTTCTCCTCCGTGGCCTCAACGGCCATGCGGCGCAGCAGGTCGGCGGCGTCTCCGCGGCCGCTCACAGTGCGCCGCCCACGGTGCATTCGGTGCGGGTCCAGCCGAGGACGTCCACGCCGCGGATGGTGACGCGGGCCTCGGTGAAGATGTGGTCCTCGTCGTTCGCGGGGGCCACGGTGACCGGCACGTCGTAGGCGGTCGCCATCTCCTTGATTCGCTCGGAGGACTCGGAGAAGTAGAGCCGGACCTCGTAGGCGCCGGCGGTCGTCTTCTTCACGTCGACCGAGTGGGGCATCCCGCCCTTCATGGTGCCGATGACGTCCTCAGCGGCAGCGAACGCGTGCATGATCGCGTCCCGGGGCTGGGGCTGGTGACGTACGTCGCTTGTCTGGACGGCGACTACGGCCGATGTCGCTTCGTCGGTAAGGTGACTGCTCACGGTGAGCCTCGCTTCGTTGGTGGGGTGAGGTGATCCGTAAGGGGCTGCTCGGCCGGCAAGCAGGAGCGGCCCCTTTGTCGTGCGCTATGCGGCGCGGGGTGCGGCCAGGGCCGGGCCCGGCTGCAGGTGGGGGCGGTGGAGCGCGGCCATGTGGCTGACCTCGGCGGCCGTGAGTCGGCAGGCCGGGCAGAGCAGCGGGTCGGTGTCGTGCTCGCAGTCGGCGTCCAGGCCGGCCTGGAAGGCTTCGTCCCGGGTGCGGCAGATCATGACGCCGCCGACGCGGCCGGGATGCGTCCGTCCACGATGACCGCCTGGGTGCTCGGCTCCCACAGGACGAGCAGCGTGACACCGAGGCGGTCGACGATCGCCTGGGCGACGTCGGCCGGCTGGGTGCGGGTGGCTCCGCTGAGCAGGCCGTCGATCGTGGACGACGGTATGCCGACGTCCCTGGCAAGCTGACGGCCGCTGATGCCTGCTCCGGTGCCGGTGCGCTCCATGATCATGCTCAGCCGGTCTGGGCTGACGAGCCGGAGCCGCGGCTGCCGTCGTGCGGGTGCTGATGTTGCTGCAGGTTCCATGCGCCTACCTCGTATCCCGACTTGGGCAACGTGCCTAAGTTTCTGGGCAGAGCCACACGGTGGCACAACTTGGGCAGGGTGTCCAGTTTTTTGGGCAAGTCGGATGCGGAGGTGAGGTACGGATTTGGTCAACATGTGGAGGCGTACTGGCGCGTCGCGCCCAAATTCCTGGACACTCTGCCCAGGAGGGGGCGCGGGTGCGCGCGCTGAGCTGGGCCACAATGGATCAGCTGCACCTGCCACATGGGCACCCCCAGGCCCGTGTGAATCGGACAAGGGATGGTCATGGACAAGTCAGAGCGCAGGACTGACCTGAGCGACCTCGTGCGCGAACGCTTGGACTTGCTGAAACTGAGCTACCGAGCCGGTGAGGCTCTGTCGGTCGACCCCGAAGGGCGTGAAGCCGGCCTTCTTTGGAAACGCCAGACGCTCGAGAACTTCGCCAAGCGGCAGCGGATCAAGGCCCCCACTCCCGGGCAATTGCGTGCCCTCGCTGTGATGCTTCAGGTGCCGCTTCGCACCGTCCAGGACGCGGCGGCCAGTCAGTTCTTCGAGATGGACACCATCTGGAATGACGACGGCGACGCCCGCCTGGTGGCGCACAAATACGCCGAAATGTCTGATGAGGACAAGGCCCGCCTGCGCGCCATCGTCGAGTCCTGGAGTGTCAAGGGTGCGGTCCCCCGTCCGGGTGACAACGAGTGAGTTTCATGTAGCAGCTAGTCAGACCGCGTTTCGCGGGGCACGATGGTCACCTGCCTGGGAGCGGACGATCTAACTCCGCAAACCAGCCTCGGATTCGAACTGACGTACGGTATGGGGCAGGGGAGCGGGATGGCACGGGGAGGTATGCACGAATGCATCGGGTGTCCAGCGGTGGTACGTCCGCGCGCGCCGAGTTCGAGAGCGTCACCTCTGATCAGCTGCCCCCAGGCAAGGCGTGTGACCTGCGAGAAGGGCGCGGGTGGATCACCGCGCGGATCCCTAAGCGGCACGCCACACCGAGCCTGCTGCGGCAGCTGACAGCCAAGCACCAGCTACTGCTCGAGCAGGAGAGGTGGGTGCAGACGGAGCCGGAGACAAGCGATCGAATCGAACAGCCTGCCGAGGGTCACGAGATAGCCGAGGCCTTCTGGCATCGGCTCCGTGGCGACAAGCTTCCGAAGGGGGAGTTGTGCGTGTTCGTAGAGTTGGAGGGTCGCATCGTGTGGCTGGTTCACGAGGATCACGCCACGCAGCAGCTGTGCGACGAGATCAACGATTACCTGGCCCGCATCGTCGGCGACGGGCTATGGCGGCAGCGCTGGCCCGACAGGAACTGAGTCACTGCCGGCGCCGCCGTTCGATGGTGACGCTGGCCGGATCGAAGCCGGGCCCTCTGCGGGTGGTGGGATGCACGACCACCCGCAGCAGGGCCCGCACTGTTGCCGAGCGCACGTCCATCGGCTCGTCCGCCCACTGCTCGGCGGTGATGCCCACCATGCGGGCCAGCTGCTTGTCGACGGCCACCCCCTTGAGCCGGTTTCGCAGCATGGCAATCTTGTGGTCGAACGACGCGATGGCGGCCAGGGCGAGGCCTGCGTCAAGCCCGGGGTGATCGGCCAAATTCTCGATCTGCTTCCGCCGATCGCGCCGCTGGCGCTCGAGCTCGGCGATCTCCGCCACCAGGCCCTGGTCTGCTGTGACCGCGGCCAGTTCCTCACCCAGCCGGGGGTCCTGTAGCAGCCGGAGCGTGCGGCCTTCGACGTAGCCGTCCAGCAGCTCTTGGTTGCGGCCAACCTTCTGGCAGCCCGGGCAGTAGTAGATCCTCGAGGTTTTCCGGTTGCGTCCGCCGGAGGGCTTGGTGCGCAGGAACGTCCCGCACAGGCCGCACTCGGCGCCGCCGACCCCGGACAGCAGATGGACCCGCTCGCGCCCCGGATAGGGGCTCTCCTCGGCGCTCTGGCGGTACAGGGCCCGGACCTCCTCCCACGTCTCCCGGGAGAGGATGCCGTCCCACGCGGCCTCGTACAGCTGCCCGTCCCGCTCGATGAGGCCGGCGATTCGCGGGGACAGCAGGATGTTGCGCAGGGACTTGGTCAACCAGGTGTTTCCCTCTGTGGTCGTGCACCTCGTGTTCATCCACCGGACGGCTGCTGACTGGTTCTTGCCCGCCAGCAACTGGTCCACGACGTCCCGCAGGATCTCCGCCTCCTCGGGCCTCTGCAGGTTCGTGTCGTACTCCGGGACCTCGGTCCGCTTGCCCGTGGTCCGGTCGACCTTGACGCGGGTGCCAACCAAGACGCCGTACCCGAACGGCCGGCGTCCGCCGTTCTGCGTGAGGCCCTTCTCCAGCCGCGCGGCGAGTGCCCTGCGCACGCGGCGCGAGGTGTTGTCCGACTCGCGGCAGGCCTGCGCGGCCTCGATGCGAAGGATGAACCGGTCGTCGGGGCTGTCGAGATCGCGGGTGCCGGACGGTGAGGCGATCCGCAGGCCCTTGGCGTCCGAGATGCCGATCAGCGTCTCCAGGTCGAACGGCTGCCTGATCAGCCGGTCGCCGTGGTAGACGATGATGCCGTCGATCTCGCCGTCGTCGATCGCCTGCAGCATCAGATCCCACTGGGGTCGCTTCCGGTTCCGCTGCCACGCCGAGCGGGAGTTGTCCGGGAAGATGGCGGCCTCGTTGATGGTCCAGCCGAGGCGCGCCGCGAGGTCCCTGCAGTCGGCCTCCTGGCGCTCGACCTTCTCGAGCGACCCGTCCGGCGCGTACGACAGCCGGCAGTAGATTCCCGCCCTCTGCGGGGGGATGTGCGACCTGTGCATCATGCCCAGCAAGTCTAGGTGTCTACGAACCTGTTAGGGAGCTAACCCCCCAAGAAACACCTATACGCACGCTGCGTCATTTCCGCACGTCAACGGCACACAAAAGGCCGAGCCCCCAGAGCACGGGCTCCAGGGGCTCGGTTGGCCACTCCCCGCCTGCCTGGGAGCAGGGGTTGAGGAGGGCCGATCATGGGGGCGGGCGCGACCCGCCGCTTCTTGATCAATAAATGCGACAGACCCGACGCTGACACAGATTGGATCAAGTTCAACTGTTTGTCGAGTGCCTCCGGACCCGTGGACTCAGGAACGACGTCGCCAGCTCGGCGACCGCATCAGAGAGCTGCGGCTCTGGCACAACCTGACCCAAGAGGCATTCGCGGAGAGATCCGGCGTCGACCGTCGGACCCTGCAGCGGATCGAGCGGGGCACCAGCGATCCCACATTCACGCGCCTGCTGCTGATCGCTCGAGCTCTGTCCACTCCGATTGAAGACCTCGTACGGGAGTGAGCCCCGGCCGTCCGCCACGGGGGTAGCGGGCGGCCGGGGCAGACGTCCCTGTCCGCGGGCGATCGGCGGGGCCGCGGGCAGGGGGCTCATGGGTCGACGCGCGTGCGCGGCCGGCACTCGGGGTCGCCGTCGCGGTGACGGTGGTCGTCCGGCCTGGCACCACTGGCCGCCCCCAACTGCGGCACGGTCACGGCCCGGGCCATGATCGGCCGGTCGCAGCGGACGCAGATCCGAATGCTGCTCATCGCTCCTCGACCACGACCGCGGACCGAAGGCTCTCGTAGTGGCCGCACAGCGAGACGACCGACATCGCCAACTTCTTGGCGTGCCGACGGTGGGCGTCGTCTCCAAGGCCAGGCGGCGTGGTCAGCCTGCGCTGGGCCTCCCCCAAGCCGACCCGCGCTACCTGCGCCTCGCGGCTGTCCGAGCTGCTGGCGAGGATGAGCACCTGCAGGTCGGCCACTAGGAGCTCGATGTGCCCGCGCAGGGTGATGGCGGCCACCTCCACCTCTCCGATACTCAGCGGCTCCAGCAATACGCGGCGGGTCGTCTCCTGCATCGTGAGAACGTCGAGCGGTAAGGCTCCCGCCTCCACGCCGGCGTCGAGCGTTCCTCTGCCGTCCTGCACCATGGGTCACCCCGGTCTGGTCAGTGGTCAGTTCCAGGACCAGAGTCGGGGTGAACGCCGAGGGTCAGGCGCACAAATTGTGCGCCCTCGTTCAGGCAGCGAGCAGGCCGAGCTTGACGGCCAGTTCAGACGCACGCCGGCGGCGCTCCGGGGACTTAGCCTCGGCCTCCTCGAGCACGATGCGCTTCGCGTAGCCGTTGTACTTGATCGTCTCGGGCGCGGCCTTGTGTGCCTTGTCGAGCGTCGCCAGGGCGACGTCTGGCTGGCCGTCCAGCTGGTAGGCGCGCGCTTCCTCGATCCGGTGCCGGGCGCGGCGGGGCCTCGATGGGATCGTTACGGCGTCGGAGGCTGCAGCTTGCCGTACGGACTCGCCGCCCTGGTGCAACTCGACAGCAACCGTCACCGCGTGGGCTCCCATGATCGCGCGGCCGAATGAGGTGACGGGGTGGTAGTAGTCCGCGGGGAGCCGGGCCGCCATGTCCCGGGCCTGGTCCCAGAACCGCCATGCGGTACCGGTGTCTGCCCGGCGGGCAGCGGTATATCCGGCCTCGAACGTCAGGGCTCCGCCGATAGCCAGCACGTCGTCACCCGCGTCCGGCAGGAGAGGCTCGAGGTAGCGGAGCGCCTCCGTGGTGACGGCGTCGGCTGCGTCGTAGTGGTCGGGGCCCGAGTCGCGGTGTGCCTGGGCGGTAAGCCAGGCGGCCACGCCGATCGTGTGCGGGTCTTCGGACTCCTGGGCGGCGACCATGCCACGCTCGGCCACGCGCCAGAGCAGCGCAGAGTCAGGCTGGTAGGCGACGAAGAACTGGGCGAGTGAGTAGACCTCGCTGAGGACGGCCTGCGCGGAACGCCGGTCGGCGGCAGTGTCAGCGTGGCGGACGGCCAGCTGCGCGTCACGGATGAGTTCCGGCAGCAGCGTACCGATGCGCTCCCGGTGGTCCGGTGCGGAGTGCCGGGCTGACCAGGCGGCGGCGAGGCGGGCGGCCAGGTGAGCGGGCGCAGGGGCGGGCTGCTGCAGGGCGAGCGGCCACGCGTCCACGGCGGCCTTGACGGCGGCCAGGCGCGGATGCCCGGGGCCGACAAACAGGTCGGTTTGCACAGGGTCTCCGGTGAGCTCGGCGAGGTCTCGGACGCGCAGGATCTCCGCCAGGCGCAGGACCACTTCGAGGCGCGGCACCTTCAGCCGGCCTTCCTCGAGGGCGCGGACCCAAGAGCCGGAGCGGCCCATAAGGCCGCCGAGCTGCTCGCGGGTGTGCCCGCGGCGGGTACGGAGAATCTTCAGCCTCTGCCCGAACGCGACCTTGTTGGCGTACGGGTCCGGGGTAGCATCGACAGACACGGCCTTGCCCCTCTCTGAACAGCTTCGTCACTGTCAGGGTATGGGGCAGGGCCGATTCTTGTGAGTCCCCTGAGGAATGACGAAGGCGCCCCCGCCCCAGCCGCGTAGGCCAGGACAGGGGCGTGGTGCGTCACGGGTATTGGCGGCGGCTCGGGTCGAGCGCGAGGGGCGATGGCGCGGAGGGCTCGTCCGGGGGCGGCGCGCTGTCGCGCCTGCAGACGAGCGCGTCCGGGTCTGTCTTCGCGGGCTGCAGGCTGTACCCGTCGGGGCAGGTCTGCCCGTCGGTGCCGTCTTCTCCCGCGGGCCCCTGCGGTCCAGCCGGGCCGGCTGGTCCCGCGGGTCCCGGTTCGCCTTGCGGCCCGGGCGGTCCTGCGGGTCCGGCTTCACCGGGGGTGCCGTCCTGGCCGGGTGCGCCGGTCTCGCCGACACCGTCCGCGCCTGGGCTACCCGACGGCCCGGGCTTGCCGCTCCGGCCGGCAGGCCCGGGCGGTCCCGTCAGCCCCGGAACGCCTTGTACCCCAGGCGGTCCAGGCGGGCCGGGCGGGCCGGGCGGCCCCTCGCCCGGCTCGCCGCGGCTGCCCGGCGGTCCTGCGACCGGCTTCTCTCCAAGCTGCTCGATCTGGAGGGCCAGGGCGTCGCGCGCCTTGTTCGCCTCCTTCAGGTCGGAGGCCAGATCCTGCACAGTGAACAGAGCGGCGGCCGCGAGCAGAGCGCCGAGCACGGCGAGGACATCCCCCTGCCAGGACCAGCCACGGAGCCGAGTGGAGAGCCGCTTCATGCCGCCGCTCCCTTCACCATCGTCGTCAGGTAGGGCAGGAGGACAGCGGCCACGGTGATGACGGTGCCGATGATCCAGCGCCTGGTGGCGGTGATCCGCTCGGCGTCCTGCTTCCGCTGCTGCTCGAGCTCGGTGATCCGCGCGGTCATGGCAGTTTTCTCGATCGTGTAGACATCCATCGGGACGACCTTGTCGAGGCGGGTGTTGAGGCCCTGCAGATCCTCGCGCCAGTCGTCCCGCAGCGACTGGATGAGCCGAGACAGCTCACCGTTCGTCGGCTCATCAGTCACAGGGGTGGCTCCGATCAGACGCGCGGGGTGTGCTTGGCGGCCCAGCCGCCGACGAACGTGATGGCGGCGGGGATGAGCGCCAAGACGAACGGCTCGGTCGGATCGGGCAGCGGTGCGACGAGGCCGGCGTCGCCCTGTACCGCGGTGAGGATGGCCAGCAGGCCAGTGCTACCGAGGTAGGCGCCGACACTGGCCCAGGTGACCTTCTTCTCTACGGGTGCTTTGGCCATGGGTCTTTGTCCCTTCTGTTCAGTTGCGTACGTCGAAGCCGTGCCGCTTACCCAGGCGGGTGAGCGACGTCTTGCCGGGGATGCCGTCGGCGGCCTGGCCGCGGTAGCCGCAGCGGCGCTGCCATGCCGCGTACGCGCGGATGGTCGCGGTGCCGAAGTGCCCGTCGACGTACCGCTCGTCGAGCAGCTGCTCGGCGGCGAGCGCCTGCTCGACGATGCGGGCCCCGCTGTACGAGACCGGCGTGCCGGCATGCGCCGGGTCGCGGCGGGCTGCGGCGACCAGCTGCGACAGGTCGACGATCGGCCGGCTGCCGGGCAGGGTGCCGAGCAGCCGCTCGAGACTGGTCTCGCCCGGCACGCCGTCCGCGTCTGCGCCGCGGTATCCGAGCGACCGCTGAAACGCGCTGTAGTTCAGCGTGTCGGCGTCCGACCAGGTCGGCCCGGGCCCGACCCGGTAGTGGTCGCCGTGCCCGCGGGCGACCAGCGCGCGACCCACCTGTGTCACATGGTCGCCGTGGGCGCCGTACCCGTAGGCAAGGCCGCCGATGGTGACCTGATAGCGCGCCGGCGGCAGCGGGACGGGCGCCCCGCTGTCGCCCTGCGGCAGCTCACCACCAGGCCGCGGCGCACCGGCCTCCACCCAGGCATACAGGTCCGCGCCGGGGCACTGGGTGTTGTAGCCGTCGCGGTGGCCGAGGACCTCTTCGCCGGCCCCCTCGTCCTGCAGCCAACCGATCGCGTCGGCCAGGGCGTGCAGCAGCATGTCACCCGGCGGGCCGGTCGTCGTGCCGTGCAGGGCGAGGACCGCGTAGTGGGCCGTGTTCAGTTCCACGCTGCCGTTCGCCCCCGAGCGGCGGCCCGCGCCGCGGCCCTCGAAGACGTAGCGGTGCGGGCAGGCGATCGCGTTGTAGGCGATGTCCACATAGCCCTCGGTCGGATGGGCCAGGTGCGCGGCGCGGACCGCGCGGACCTTCGCAGCGCACCCGGAATGCGGCCCCACGGTGTACGGGCCGCCGAGCCAGTGAACCTTCACCCCGCGGGCGCGGGCCAGCGCGGCGGCCGGGGAAGAGGCGGGCGCGCCCCATGCGGAGCGGCGGACGAGCTTCATGACGGCCCTCCTTCGGGCATGACGAACGCCCCGGCCGGCAGGCACGGGGCGAGGGGTGAGCGAAGTGCGGGTCAGGCGGGCATCAGGACCTTGAGCGCCTCTACGATCCGCCGCGCCAGGTATGCGTGCCCGTCGTCGGTGGGGTGGACGCCGTCGCCGCCGATGTAGCCGGCCGCATTCGCCGTGGTGATCCACGCGCCTTGGGTGTCGAGCAGCGTCCCGGCCGCGTCGTAGACCGCGCCGGATATGGGGGAGATGAACGGCAGTCCCGCGTTCTGGGCGGCCGTCTTCAGGGTGGCGTCGGTGTTGGTGAGGGTGGATGTCGGCGAGCCGAGCGGGGACCAGCACCCGAGCACGTAGATCTCACCGCCCGGCACGACCTCCGCTTTCAGCGTGGCGTACAGCGCCTCGGCTGCGGACTGCAGCGCCAGCTGGTCGCCGCCGCTGTCGTTGTAGCCGCCCCACACGATCAGCCGATCGAAGGCGTACGGGCTGATGTCCCCGGCCACGCGATCGGCGAACGTCGCGAACGATCCCGGAGTGATGTAGCCGGTGCCGCCCCGGCACTGATCCCACGTGTCCGTGCAGCCGAGCAGCCGCCCGGCCCGGTAGGTCCACGTGCCGATGCCCGCGCCCGTGTTCTGTGACGAGCCGTCGGAGATGGAGTCGCCGAGGACACCGAGCCGGCCACCGCGGCTGGTCGGCTTCCACGCCGTGGCGCCGGGCGCGAGGAACAGGCCGCCGAACGGCGCCGTCGTGAAGTCGACGCGGATCCGCCGGGGCTTGGCCGTCGCGAACGTCACCTGCAACTCATGACGACTGCCGGCGCTCGAGGCGCCCGTGAGCTGCGGCAGGTCGGTCACCGGCCTGCCGTCCACGGTGAGCCGGTACTTCGTCGCCGAGCTGATGTACTTGAGCTGCAGGCCGAACTCGGCAGCGTCCGTCATGAACTCCAGCGCCCAGTGAGCCTGACCTGAGCTGTAGGTGTTCGGGTAGCGGGACGTCGGCAGGTACAGCTCCGTGTCCGGGAACGACGCCCCGAACTGGAAGCTGCCCGCCCCGAGGTACAGGAACGGGCCCGTGTCCGGCGTGATCTTCGCCTGCGCGCTGGGGATGGACGACGTGGACTGCGGGCCGTTCACCTGGATAGTCGGCGTGTCCGCGGTCAGTGTCTCGGCGAGCACCGGATCGGGCAGATCGCGGCGCCGCCAGGCCGAACTCCACCGCATCTTGGCTGGCTGGAGCGAGTCGGTCACCAGCATCATGCCGTCGCTGGCCACACCGACCCGGGTCACGGTCCCGGCCCCGGTCCCGGCGATGAGATCGCCGGCCGTGGTGGCTGCGGTGGCGTCGCCTGCGTCGCGGGCCTCGACCCAGGCGCGTGAGGATCCGCCCGCGTCCGCCCACATTCCGGTCACACCGTCCGGTCCGAAGAACGCGGGCACGGCCCCGTACTCGTCGCTGGTCACCTCTGTGATGGGGGTGCTGTCGGCGTCGAGCAGGTCGGTGTACTGGGTGCCGTCGGTGGACTCGTCCCAGAAGGTGACGCTCATGCCCGCTCCGACTCTCCACAGGCCGTCGGAGGGCTGTACTACGAAGTCTGCGATACCGGCACCGAAGCTGTAGCGGGCCATGTCAGTTCACCACCCAGCTGGTGCTGCTTGTGAGGATGTTGTCGCCGGTCGAGATGGCCGGGTGCTGAGTGAGCCACACCTGACCGGGCCGGGTGCTGACCGCGGAGTAGACCGTGATCCTGCAGATGTTCAGCCCGGTGACGTAGCCCATCACGAAGCGGTCCCGGTTGGGATGCCGGTAGGCGGACGGGATCAGCACGGGCAGTCGGCTGTTCGTGGTCCCGCTGAATCCGCTCGCGACCCGCTTGAAGGACCCGAGCCGCAGATGCACGTTGCCGTTGCGTTCTTCGATGACCGATTCGGTCTCGACGCTCCATGCCGACATCGGGTAGTTGACGACGATCACGCCGCTGTTCGAGTAGACGATGTTCCACGCGGAGCCGTTCCACAGGATCAGGCGCCCGGTATCGAACTCGTATGCGGCCTCGCCGCGGCGAGGGGCCATCGGCCGCTGATCGGACGTGCACGGCCGGACCCGGGTGCCGACGTACTGCTCGGCGCGGGTGACGGTGACCGTCGTGGCACCGGACGGTGTGGTGACCTTCGCGAGCGGGATCTCGTACATGCCCGTGTCGCCGTCGTCCTGCACGAGGGCGGGCGCTCCGGATCCGGGGGTTCCCTCGCGGACCGCGGTCCGCACGGTCCAGTCCGAGCGGTCGAGACGCAGCACCACCCAGTCGATGCGCGTCGAGCCGCTGGCGTTCGCCGAGATGGCCAGGGTGTCGCCGGTCGTGCCGGAGTGCCAGGCGTGACCGCGGACGGACCCGTAGGCGTCAGCGAGGATGCCGACGGACAGCCCGACGCCGGCTGACACGACGGCGCTGTCGTCCGGGTCGCCGTATACGCCGTCGTCGGAGAACCGCTCGGCGATCCGCTCGTACTCGGCGTCGGTCACATTGCGGCTGTTGTGGGTCGGTGACGGCCAGGAAGCCTGTGCCATCTCTACCTCGCTTCCAGTCGGCCGAGCCTTCGGCTCAGGTCTCGTATGAGCCGCACCATCTGCGGATCGGATGTCGCCGAGGGGGACCCGACGATCGACGTGACGTACTCCCCGCTGCCGGGGGTGGCCTGCAGGTGGATGGAGCGCACCAGGTCCGCCACTTCCAGACCGGTGGGCAGGGCGACCGTCACCCGGTCGCCGAGCCCGAAGTCCCGGCCGGCCCGGAGGTCTTCGGTGTCGACGGTGACGGTGGCGAGCTCGACCGGGGCGGCGCCGTCGGCCAAGGCCTCGGTGCCTTCCTGGGTGATTTCGCCGTTGGTGTCGTCGTCGGCGGTGGCGTTGACGAGCTGCTCGACGCGCCACCAGGCCGCGGCCGCCGCAGGGTCGGCGACCTCGACGTAGACCCGGGGGCTGGTCTGGTCCGAGTTGGAGACCAGCGCGTGCGTCACCGTCGGTGCACTCTGCTTGTAGGTGACCGCCCGCAGGTTCCCCAGGCCCTCGGAGAAGCGGGCCGTCGCGGTCAAGTCCTGCGGCTGGTACACCTCGAACTCGACCTGCGAGGCGGTCTGGCGGGTACGGAAGCCCAGGCCCCCGCCGTCGATCGCCACGCGCCGGCATGCCGCGAGCAGACCCTCGAACCGTGTGTTGACGCTGGTCGTGGTGCCGACCCCGGCCAGCGCGGCCAGCGCGAAGTTGGGGATCTGCCGCGCGGCCAGCGCGGTCGGCCCGCAGCTCTCCGACACCAGGGTGCGGATGATGACCTCGGCGTTCGTGGACAGGATCTGCCGGGCGGTGTCCGGCTGCGCCGACCAGGCGGCGGCCGGGTCGGGCCAGGTGAGGTATCCGGCCGGGCGCACCAGGTCGTCACTGAAGTGCACGGTGACCTTGCCCGGCGGGGCCTCGCCCACGCCGCCGATCCCCCATGAGAAGTCCTGCGGGATCTCCATGGGGCCGGCCATCCATATCCCGCCGTCGCGGACGACGACGAGCCGGTTCCCGGGCTGCAGCTGGGCCATGACATACGGGTGCGCGACCAGGTCCACCGAGCCGGACCCGGGTTCGTTGAACCTCAGCGTGGCGTCGAGGTTGCCCCAGTCGGCGAGTGGATCACCCTGCACCGTGAGATCTTCGTCGGTGACGAGAAACTGGATCGCCAAGACTCCTCCTCACGCGGTCTCGTAGCGCGGACTGAAGCTGAGGTCCACCGCCGACCCGACCCCGGAGCCGTCGAGCTGGAAGGTCACGGGGTTGGCGCCCGGGTCCAGCCCCCACAGAACGGCCGTCGGCCAGTTCAGGGCGCCGATCCAGTTCGACCCGTCCTGATAGCGCACCTGCACCGGGTCGGTGCGCACGGTGACCTGCTCCCCGGCGAGGAGAGGGCCGTGACCGATGGCCGGGTCACTGGGGTCGATCACGAACTCCTCGCCCGTGTCCGTCCTGGTGAACGTCACCAGCGACGCGGGGCCCGTGATCGTCCACGTCGGCCACACCGGGACATCGCCCGGGTTGGTCACCACAGTTGCGCCGAGGACCTGGCTGGAGGACACCGACGGGTACGGCTCAAGGAAGTCCTCGCCCACACCCTGCTCGCGGTGGACAACGATCGGCTGCGAGTCCACCCAGTACGGGTCCTCACACCACAGGGTGAGAACGGCGCTGTCCCACGTGATGCCCGTCGCCGTCTGCCCACGACCCTCCCACCCGTCCTGGTAGTACACGGCGATCGTGCGCCTGCTGCCGTCCGGGCGCGCCACCTCGAGCGTGCCCGCCGTCCGGGTCCCGTCCGGCCCGAGCCGCAGCGTGCGGGTGAACGCGGTAGCCAGCCGCCGCCAGTTCGCCGTGAACGCCATGTGGTCCGCGCCCTTGACGAGCACGGGCCACACGATGGTCCGCGGCTGCGGCTGCACATGCCGCAGCCGCGCACCCCCGCGCGGGTGCGGGTCGGACGTGAGCACATAGGGCGCGGCGCCCAGCCCGGACACCCCCTCGGCGAGCGTGTACCAGTCGGCCGCGATGTCGGTCATCGGCCACCGGGTGCCGACCGGATCGATGTACGTGACCGACGCGTAGCCGATCTCCGGCAACTCGACGGACGGCGGGGTATCCGGCACCGGCGAGGTGACGACCGGTGCTGTGACCAGGGGCATCTACCGGGGCCTCCCCACGCGCTGACGCGCCTCTTCCTGCCGCTGCAGCAGCCGCAGGTCCTCCACGCTGATCACCGACTGGCGCGGATAGACGTTGTACGTCACCGCCGGCCGCTCGCTGGCTGCCGCTGTGCTGGCCACTGGTGCCGCCGGCATGCCTGCCCGCGGCGCGGGCCGACCGGCCGGCAGCCGGCCTTCGTTCAGGGCGTCCATGAACTTGAGCCCGTACTTGTCCACGGCTGCCGCGCGCACCATGTACTCGCCGGTCGACCCCCACAGCAGGATCGAGTCCGACGTCGGCGTGCCCGGGCCCTGCAGCAGTCCGCCGCCGCTCGCGTACCGGCCGATGGGCCCGCCCTGCGCCCGGCGCTCGATGCCGTCCGGTATGCCGTTCGCGTTGGCGTCACCGGGCGCCGGCCTGCGGATGTACGTCGTGTACACGTACGTGTTCGCCGTCTTGCCGTTGGTGTTGTCCATGGCCGTGCGCACGGCGGCGATGTCGCTGATGGAGCTGCCGTTCCGCGTGAACACCTCGGTCCGCCCGTCGGGCAGCTGCCGGGTTTTGATCCCGACGTCCTCGAGCGCCTTGAGCGCGGCCGCGTTGAGCGTGTCGACCTTGATGCTCTTCGCCCCGGGTGTCTTGCGGATCTCTTCCTGCACGGTGTGCAGGCCCTCCACGGCGTCCTGCCGCTCGAGCTTGACCGCGGTCTTGATCTCGCCGGGTGTGCCCAGCAGGGTCTCGACGTAGTCGCGGGCCTGCTGGTCGTTCATGCCCGTCGCTTCGGCCAGCTTCAGCATCTGGCCCCGCAGCTGGTCCGACTTCTTCGTCATCGACCCGAGGGACTCGCCCGCGGCGAGGCCGGACTCCAGCATCTCGTCGTGCGCCTTCGCGGCCGCGGACATGGCCTGCCCGTTCTGTCGGCCCGCGTCGGTGTTGAGGTCGAGCGTCGCCCCGTTCTCCTTGAAGGCTTCCGTCAGCGCGTCGATGGACGACTCGAACTTGATCTGCGAGTCGTAGGCGCTGCGGTTCGTGTCGTTGAGCGCGATGATCGACTGGCGCAGTCCCTCGGCACTCTGCTTCTGTGCGTCGAGCTGCCGCTGCACCTTCACCGCCTGGTCCCCGAAGAGACCCATGGACTCGACGGCCAGCTTCTGCTCGAGCGCCTGCGCGGCCAAGGCCGCCTTGTAGCCTTCGAGCGACCCGGTGAACTTCTCGACCTCCTCCGGGCTCATCTCCGCCGTCATGGCCTTGAGCGCGGCCGCCGCCAGGTCGGCCTTGCCGCCGGACACCAGGGCGGCGAGACCCTCGTCGGTCGCGGTGATGTTCGTGGTGAACTTCTCCGTGGAGTCGCTGGCGTCAAGGAAGTCGTTGGTGATGCTGGCGCCCCAGTCGTTGATCTTGTCCGCGACGGACGGGTCCATCACCGCCTGGACCTGCTCCCGCAGCTTGCCCAGGTCCGCGCCGAACAGCTCGGCCGCGTAGCCCGTGGCCTTGCCCGTGCGGCCCAGCTCGCCCAGCGACGTCGTCAGCTTGTCCACGTCGGGAGCGGCTTCCTTGCCCGACTGGGACAGCTCGGAGACGGCGATCAGGAGCAGCCCGATACCCGTGCCCGCCATGGCCAGCTTCGCCGTGCGGCCGAGCGTGCCGATCGCCGCCGTCGTGGCAGCGAGCGGCCCGGGTGCCGCGGCCGCAGCCGACCGCATCGCGGCGATCTGCACAGCGAACGCGGCCGCGGCGGCACTTGCCGCAGCACCGCCCGCCGCGGCGAGCTTGACCGCCTTGATGGCGATGGCCAGCTGCAGCATGGTCGCGATCGCCTCGGGCGGTACTGCCGACACGATGCCGGAGAGAACGTTGATGACCTCGAGCATGCCGACGCCGACACCCGACCCGGCCTCCAGCACGTTCATCAGGGCTTCCCCGATGTTCCCCAGGGTGTCCCACACCATGGGGCCGTGCTCGGCCGCGTAGTCGAAGAACTGGCCCAGGCCGGTGTTGTCGAACTCGCCGCTGTCGAGCGTGACCATGAAGCGGGTCACCGCGTCGACACCACGGCGCATGGTCCGCTCGGAGAAGTCGGTGAACCTCTGGTTCATCGCGTTGAAGCCGGGCGTGGTGATCGCCCCGCCGACCAGGGTGACCAGCCGGTCGAACTGCGTTGATGCGCCCGTGACCAGCCCGGTCGTCTTCGGCAGCAGCGCGTTGGTGACCGCGACGCCCTTGATGAACGGGGCCATCACGTCGTCGGAGAGACTGTCGGACCACTCCTCGAACTCGTCCGACAGCAGACCGACGGCGATCGCCGCCTCACGGGTGGCGGGCGGCATCCTGGCGAGCTTCCGCTCGTAGTCCTGCTGAGCCGCAGCCGCCTCCTGGCTGCCCCGCCCCGAGGACGCCACCGCCTCCTCGTACTGCTCGTGTGCTTCCCTGGCCTCGCCGATCTTCCCGATCTGCGGGCCGAGCGCCAGGGCGTAGACGCCGGCCGCCACGGCTGTCGCACCGAACTGTCCGGCGAGCGCGGCCGCACTGCCGGCCAGGCCCGCGGTGGCAGGGATCGCCGCCGGGGCCAGGCTGATCAGATTGGCCCGCAGGGACTGGCCGAGTCTGTCGCCCGTGTCAGACAGGTTGCGGAGCGCGTTGTTGACGATCCCGGTTCGGTCGTCGAGGATCCGCTGCGCGTCGGCCACCGACAGGAACCGGCCCTGCAAAGTCCGCAGGTTGCCGTTGACGTCCGCGGTGACACCGGCCATCCGCAGCCGCAGCCGGTCCGCGCTGTCGGCTGTCCCGTTTATGACCCGGGACAACTCATCGCGGCCGGCGAGGGTGAAGGTGAGGCGCTCAGCCACGGCTCACCTCCTTCATCGTGCGGTGTGCTGCTGGATCCACGCGACGTACCGCAGGAACCGGTCGACGGACAGGGCATCGATCTCGGACGGCTGTATGTGCAGGTAGTGCATCAGCAGCGGCTCGTACTCGGTGATCAGCCCTCGGAGTCCTGGCGGTGGCGCACCAAGTGGCCTTTTCCCAGGTCGCCGAGTGCCCGGTCGACGTCCTTCGGGTCCTCGGCCAGCTTGCGCAGGTCCGGCACCACCGCGTCGATGGTGGCGTCCTCGCTCTTCGCGAGGGCCTGGCTCAGGATCTGGGTGAACACGTCGTCAATCTCCGAGCGCTCGATGCGCGCCCGCAGCCGCCGCTTCCAGCCCGGCACGTCGAAGGTCGCGAACTCGAGGTCCTTGTCCTCCCGCTTGCGGAACCTCCAGAGCACGGCCCGCAGAGCGGTGACGTCCTGCGCGCGCAGCAGGTTCTCGATGCCGCGCCACGGGACGTCCCCGCCCATGGCCTCCTCGATGTCGGCGGCCTCCAGCGCGGAGAGGTCCTCCGTCGACCACCGCTCGATGGTGCCGTCGTCCTGCGTGTACGTGATGATCACGCGCTGTTGTCCTTTCTCACTGGAGGTCCCGGCGTACGTCGTCCAGGACCCGCTCGATCTCCGCCCGCATCCGCGGCGTGCGGGCAGCGACGATGCCTGTCCACCAGCCGGCCCGGGACCGCTGGTTCACCCAGCGCTTACGGTTGCCGAACACGGGGTGCCGCAGGCGGCCGTCCTTGTTGAGCTGGTTCAGAACGTTCCGGGCTTTCGGCTCGATCCGGCTGCGATCGAGCCAGACACGCGCGCCCGGGCTGCCGGCTGTCCGCACGGAGAGCCGGACGCCACCGGCGAGCATCTGCCGGAACGGGCGCCGCGTCGGCGACGGACCGCCCCTGGTGGTGCGGCCCTGGCCCGACAGCTGCATGGTGGTGATGGCCCGCTGCAGGTCCCGGTGCAGCGGCTCTGCGGCGCGCCGGATACGGCGCGCCGTGTTCCGCTGCAGCCGGGGGCCGCCCGCCGCACGCATGCGGCGGGACAGGTCTGCCAGCTGCCCGGTGCCCAGGATCTGTACGCGGACGGTCATCAGACCGCGGCCGGGATGGTGACGTTCTCGGCGGGCTCCGACGTGATCGCGAACTGACACATAATTTGTGCCGCCTGGTCGAGTTCGCGGACCTTGGCCTGGCTGGTGACCGTGACCGGGTACACGTCCATGGTCTGGGTGGGCACGTCACCCTCGTCCATCCACACGATGAAGCCGGTCGCCTCGCGCACCAGCAAGCTGCGCACGTCGTCGCCGTCCTTGCTCGCCCAGAACGTCAGGCTGGAGTCGGCAGCGGTGATCTCACCGCCCACGACCGGCGTGAACCGGGAGCCGAGCGCCGGCGTGGGCACGGTGCCCGACGTGGTCTGCCACCCGCCCATCGCACCCGTCTCGGCCTCCAGCGATGTACCGGCGTCCAGCTCTGCCCTGGTCGGACTGTTCTTGTCCGCGATCGTCGGCACCCACAGGACGCTCGTGATACCGCGCCGGTAGTAGCGCACCGACGTATTGATCGGAGTCGCCATCAGTTCTCTCCCTCAGTCTCAGACCGCCTGCGGCCCTTCGCCGTAGGCGCCACCACGGGCTGGTCGGACACGACCGTCCAGCCCGACCGCTCGTACACGGGCACCGAGATTTCGAGAACCTCGATCTCCTGCTCGATCCCGTCGTGCCTCATCCGCACACTCACGGCGCGGCTCCTCTCTAGGTGAAGGCGCGGCCGGCCAGGGTGATAACCAGCCGGGCCGATGCGCCCTGGTCGGTCTGCGGACGCTGGAGGGTCGTGGCCGCGATGGCGACTTCCAGCGAATCCAGGCCAACGCTCGGGTTGGCCTTCAGTAGCGCTCCAAGGACCCCGGCGATCTCGTAGACGCGGGCCTGCGCGGCGAGCACGTCCGTATCGCCGCGGTTGGAGATTGCCGCACAGGGCATCTCGAAGTTCTCCTCGCGACCAACCGCGAGATCAGACCAGCCGCCCTCGGTCCGCGCGGTCTCGAACTCCCCCTCCGGATCACCGTCCCAACCGATGAGTAGCCAGTCCGGGGCGGCGGCGTCGGTCACCTGCGCCCCATTGCTCACACGCACCCCGAGCGCCTTCAGGTCCGGGGCAGTGCTGGTCAGGGAATGCAGCGCGGTGAGGAGTTCGGGAACACGCGAAGGCATGTAGGTCATCAGGCAACTCCTGGAGGAAGTCGGTCCGGCGCGAGCAGCTCCAGCGCCCGGTTGGGTACGGCGTAGCCGAGGCCGGGGACCGGCTCGGTCACGGAGTAGTCGTCTCCGCCTCCGGCCAGGCCGCCGCGGCGGCCGGCCCGCTGAGTGCGCCACAGGTGCTGCAGGATGATCCGCGCGGCGGCGGGGATGTTCTCCCGGATCGTGGTGCGTCCAGCCTGGTAGGTGAACCGCAGGCGGCCGGACAGCCGGCCACCGCCCGGGCGGTACACCTCACCGGTGGCGCCGTCGACGGCCAGGTCGGCAACGTCGGGGGCGGTGCCCCCGGTCAGGAGCGATTCGACGGCCGTCACCTCCTGCACCGGCGTGTTCAGCAGGACGACCGTCGCGGCGCTGCGCACGGTGTGCTCCTCGGTGATGGAGCGGGGCACGATCGGGCCGGTGAAGAACTCCACCACGCGCGTGGTGACGTTGTTCCAGTACCGCACCTCGCCGTCGTCGTCCGTGCTGCCGAGGTTCAGGTGCTGCTTGGCGTCGGCCAGCGACAGGATCGCCGGCGGCGCCGCCTCGAGCACGTCCATGACGTCGGTGTAGGCGTGCGCCGGGCCGGTGAACTGCCAGCGGACGGTATGCCGCCCGGGCTGCTCGGTGACGTAGTCGGCGCGGTAGGTGCCTGGGGTGGCGGTCTCGGTGGCGGTCGGAGTGGCGGTGCTGCTGTCGGGCAGTGTCACCGTCACCGTGGCGGTGGCCGCGGTGGCGGCCGTGCCGTCCGGATCCCGGCACTGTGCGGTCAGACGCGCGGTGGCGCCGAGGTCGTACGGCACGGCTCACCCTCTCCGGTCAGCGGGTCTCGATGGCATCGCCGCGGCCGCCGCCTCGGGAGGCTTCGGCCGCCCGCTCGGTGGCCTGGTCGTTGGCCTGGGCGCGTTCGAGGACCGAGCCACGCTGGCCAACGATGCCCCTGCGGGGCTGCTCGGCGTTCTCTTCCATCTGCAGCACGCGCATGGCTTCCTCCTCGCCCGCGCCGTCGAGGTACTCGAGGACGTCCTTGACGTTGTGGTCGGCGGGGTTGAACAGGCCGGGGTCGTCGCTTCCGTCGCCCGCGCCGTTCTCCTCGTCGGGGTCGTCGGGGGCGGCTGACGGCGGGGCGTTGTCGGTCGGCGCCGCGG